ACAATAGAAAAACCAAATGCATTTCAAGTTAATACATCAATACAAAGATGCTTGGCTAAAGCAATAGCACTGCACGGATTGGGATTATATATTTATGCAGGTGAAGACTTGCCTCATGAAGACCCATTAACTTCTCATGAAGAAAGGCAATTGCTTACGGTTGCTGCTGCTATTTCTGAAGAAATGGAAGAACAGGTATCTACTTCTTTAACTGATGGTAGTGTAAACAGAACTAACTACAAAGGTTCACTATCAAAGTTAAAAAGAATGATGAAAGAAGGCAAATCATGAAAAATCTAAAGATAGATAATGACGCTTGGGATGATGCCCTTTTTAAGAAGGGTGTTATCTATACCGTGGGTACTAATGATGGTGCTCACTTTAAACAGGTTGAGTTTATTGGAACTAAGTTATATCATGGAAAATCTATGATGGTATTTAAGACTAATGACGAAAGACGATTAACTGTCAATCCCAGCTATCAATCATTTGTAATAGAAGACCCATATAAACCTGAGTTTATAATAGGAGATTTTGATACAGATGCTTTACTTGAAGTTGAGATTGCAAACCAAGAAGGAGTTAACCATTAATGGGTAAACTAACTGTAAAAGAAGCCGAAGAGCTAAAAGAGAAAGGTATCTTATCTAAAAAAGCTGTTGCAGAAATGCAAAAGTCAGGATTAATTGGTACTCGTAAAAGAGGTGTAAGAAAATATATGAAAACTGCTGATGGGAATTGGGTATGTCCCCAGTTATATTTTCAAGGATTGAATAATAGTGAATATAGTAAACGAATGATTGAGTTTAGAGATGAGTTTAATACTTTGTTAAAAAAGTATACAACTGAACGCTCAACAATTAAACAATAAATAAGGAGTAAAAGTGAAAAGTCTAGAAAACACAATAGTCAGTAAATCTGATTCTGCTAGATTACCTATCGTTCCTGGAACATATCCTGCTCATGTGAGCGAATTTGCTTCTATGGAATATAATGATAGTATCGTTTTCAATTTAACCTATGTTATAGCAACTGAGGCCAGTCAATTAGAAATAAATAAAATGTTTCTTGATGATGGTCAATTAGTTAAAACGACAGACGCTGAAGGTGCAGATGTTATGATAAGTGCATCATATATGTCTGGAAAGCCTTTTAAGGGCGGTGGAGTTTGGTTAACACCAAGTCCAGGACAAGGTGAAGGTTGGAAGAATAAAAAGTACCAACAACATTGTGAAAATATGGGAATTGTATTTGATACAAACGATGACGGTGAAACCATTCTTGGAGAAATAGAAGAGAATGATGTAGTTGGAAAACCTGTTCTTATTAAATTAGGACAAGAGGAGTATACCAAAGATGGACAAACAAAGACTGCATGGAAAGTCTTTACTGTCTATCCGTGGAAAGAAGGAAGTATTATGTCAGCTGAAGAAATGAAATCTGACGTACCTTTCTAAATTAAAGTAAGGATAGGCATTGCCAGTATTCCTGTCGATATGAAATGAGTGTACACAGAATATGTTATGGCTCTATCCTTATTTTGCTTAAATTAAGACGAGCGGTTTGCTTTAATCACACCTCGGATTAGCTTACCCCTTCCACAATACCCTCCTCAAAAGTGAGCCGCTCAAATTTTAACTTAGGGGATTATTGAGCGTACTGAGTGTTCTTTAGGTTGATATACTTGGTTGGCAAAGACTTAATAATCCCTTAAATTCTGTTAAAAGGAGATTATATGCAGAACAAAGAAACAATCGATAGATTAAACAACCCCCCAATTATCAAAAACAAAAAACCAATAGACTTAGGTGATATGCCTGAAGATATGAATTTAGAATTAGCTAAGGTTGCTATATATGATATAATAGAAGAGATTTGTGAAAAATATAAAGAAGGTGATTTGCGTTCAAAAACATTTAGATATAACTTAGGTGTCGCAATATTTAGAAAAATTATGAATGAAGGCTTTATTTATAGAGTTATAGACAGAGGCGATGAATTGGAGAAAAATAATGAACGAAGCAATAGTGACAATAAAAGCGACTGAATCTGAACTTAAATGTTTAATATGGTCTCTTAATGCCATCAAAACGATTAGGTTGCCTGTAGAACCTGAATGGAAAAAACCTTATAAAGCTTTATTGAAAGATTTAGAAAAAATAAGAGACGGTATTCAAGAAGAAAGAAGGAATATTATAAATGATAAGAAAAAAGAAGAAAAACTCAGGAATATTGACTGCGAAACATGTGATTGATAGAATGGTAAAGAAGGCCTTAAAGAATGGCTTTAAGGCTATACCATCTCGTAATCATATGTATTTGGAAGATGTGGAAGATGGGGAATACTTTAACACAGGCCGTTTAAAAGGTATTAAAATAGAGACTGGGAATATGGGTACAAAAGTTATTGTACTTGATATTAAAATGGCAAAGGAAGATGTTAATTATTATTTAGGCAAGCAATTGCTAGGGAATAAAACGGAGGTACTAAAATGAGTATATTATTAGATATAGCACAAGTATGGTTTCTTGTTCTTATATGGAAAAAATTAGAAGAACTTTTAAAAGAAGCAAGGAAGGAATATTAATGAGTATGAGAGTAACATTAGATTTTCAAGAACCTATCATTTATAGATACGAGGGAGAGGTAGAAATAACGGGAAAAAATTATCCTTTTCAAGTAAATTGGAATAATGAAATGGGAGAAGTCGTTTCTATTGACTGGGCAATCATGCCCAGTGAAAAATTAATGAAGGCTGAAAAAAGAATAACACAGCTAGTTTCTAAGGTTATAAAAGAAGATGCAAAGATTATAATTGTTTAAAGGAGGAATTATGGGACAAATGTCTTGGTTAGCGCATTTAGTAGATACGCAAGATGAGAAGGGCTTAATAGAGTTTTTAGCAGGAAAAGGATTTAAAAAACCAGATTATGCTGCAAAAGAATTCTTAAAAGCTGCTAATGAAATTAAGGAAGATGAAAAGAAAAAAGAAAAAAATGGATAAATGTCCAGCGTGTGGTTTTAAATACAATAGATATCCAAAAGCAACACAAATAAGAGACTTATTATTTCAAAGAGATAAAGATACAAAGAAAACATTAAAGAAAGTTATTGGATTAATAAGAGAAAATATCCCCTCAGAGGACACAGATGATAAAACCCACAAGTTCTTATGGGGATTAAAAGATATCGAGAATAAGGTCATACTGTGGGGTATAAAAGTATATATAAGCAGTAATATGCATCTGTCAGCAAAGGGATTCGCTTTCTTAAGAGCGATTATCCAAAATCATGCTAAAGATAGAAAAGCATTAGAAAAAGCAGAGTTAAAAAAATTAGGTAAAACACCCAAATCACTTAAAATAAAAAGGAAGGAGTTGGGGTATGATAAATAAAGCATTGTTTCCAGTAACAGAGGTACCAGCTGTTGGTATCCCTGAAAATGGAAAAGAAATAGATAGCACAGGATATAAATTCATTATGAGAGAAGATACTGGTGAAATTCTTAGTTGTATGACTAACGAATATCAATTAGTAACCAATCAACAGTTGTATGATGCGTCTATTGACACATTAAGAAAAGTAGGAGCAGTAGAGAGGGAAGTAAAAGTGTTAGCTGACGGTAAGCGTTCTATTATGAGATATGTAATACCAAATGTTAAAGTAAAAGTTTCAAAGGATGATATAGTAAATCCTGAAATAATGTTAAAAAACAGTTATGATGGCTCATGGGAGATAGGTATTCAAGCAGGAGCATATCGTTTAGTATGTTCCAATGGGATGGTTATTGGTGTTGTCTTGTCTAAAAAGTCAAATAAGCACTCAATATATAACCCTAGAATATCAGAGCTACCTGAATTAATTACAGAAACTATTGAAACAACTGCAAGTGTATTCAAAGATGATTTTGCATTAATGCTTGACACAAAAGTGAATAAAGACCACGTACAAAAACTCATAGAAATGATTCCTACTAACGTAATGGAGCCATTTATTCAGTATTTAATGTCCCATAATCCAGATAATTATTGGGATTTAATCAATGCTGCTACATGGGTTAATACTCATCACATGAATAGAGCTTATAACTCTACTCATCAATTTGAATCTCAAATATTTCCAACCATTACTAGATGGACAAATGAAGAAGCGAGAGCATAAACCAAAAAAGTACCTTAGTTCTGTTTACGATTGGAAAAATAAAACCAGTTGGCCGTTCAAAGGAGACGTTGATGACCCTGAATATTTAAAAGCAAGGTCTAAACTTTTTCAAGAGAACGGTAACGGCTGGTGGTGGGGTCAAAAGAAACCAGAGGAGCAATAATGAACATAGATTGTCCTGTAATAATACCTTATTATGGTGGAAAATATTATCTAAGTCAAAAGCTAGTTCCTATGATTCCAGCTCACGATAAATACATAGAAATGTTTGCTGGGGGTCTCTCAATGTTCTTTAGGAAAAAGAAAGTAGGGTGGAATGTAGTTAACGATTTAGATAAAAATGTAGTAAACTTATATACTGTTTTAGCTGAAAAATTTGATGAGTTTGTTCATCATATAAGCTGGTATGTTAAGAGCAGGAGTTTACATGAAATACTTAAAGAGTACATTAAAAGCACAAAAGTTGAAGTCATACCAGACGCTAAAAGAGCAGCTAGATATTACTATTTAATTCGTTGTTCATTTAATAATAATCCTCAAGGGACATTTAGTAAAAACTCAGCTGACTGGAATACTGATAACTTAATTAAAGATTTAAAGTATTCAAGAAAATATCTTAATGATGTTTTAATTGAAAATTTAGATTTCAGAACATTGGTGGATAGGTATCCTCCTAATAAAGGAGATTTTTGGTACTTAGACCCACCATATATTGTGGCAGGAACTAGAAATGATTACTACATACACTCTCTTGGCGAACAAGACCATATTGACTTGCGCAACATTTGTAAAGTTATAGATGATAGTGGTGGTAATTTTATGGTAAGCTATGATGATAAACCTGAAGTCCATGAACTTTATAAAGATTATGTAATAGAGGCTATTCCAGTTAAATACGCTGGTCAAACGCAAAAAAGAGAATACAAAAACGAATTAGTTATTACTAATTATGACAAAGTAGCTTATCAAGAAACCTTATTCGATGGAGGATAATATGAAAACAGATATCAAACTTCCCCCAAACGATATGGAAGCAGAAGAATGTGTACTTGGTGCTATACTATTAGGAGGATGGGATACATATGATGCAGTTTCAGCAATCATACAAGATGATGAAGCTTTCTATGACCATTTAACTAAACATACTTGGAGAGCTATGGGAAGACTTAGAAGAGCTGAACAAGTAATAGAACCTCTGACACTGTTAAACGAAACCAAAAAGAAGAATAATGCCGTTACTGCATATTGGATGACTGGGCTACCTGAAAAGGTTGTCGGGGCTGCGATGGCAAAACAGCATGCTAAGATGGTTTGGGAAAAATTCGTTCAACGACAAGTTGGAAAGACCGCTTACAAACTATATAACGCAAGTTTCTCTAATATAGACACTACTCGTGTTATCTTAGAAGAACATGGCAGGTATGTAGATGACTTAAGGGCTCTCCTGCCTTCCAGGAATGGGGATATAGGTACGATAATTAAAGAGACAGTAGATAAGATTATCAAAGGAAACGCTATGATACCCTTTAATTTTAAACCATTAGATGAATTTTCAGGCGGAATGACGCGAGGTGAAATAACCGTACTAGGCGGCAGACCAGGACATGGCAAAACTACTCTTGTAGTTAACCTTATTAGAAAATTAGTTGAAGATGGTAAGCGAGTATTGCTATTCAATCGTGAAATGAGTAATACTGAAATGATGAGAAAAGTAATAGTGATGGAATCTAAAGATATAACATATGACGATGTAAGAAAAAATGTGATTCCTAAAAAAGTTGAAGAAAAATTGTTAAACGGAGTTTCATCCACTGTGAGTGATAAGTATGCCAATTTAGTAATGTATGAAGATATACGCTCATTGGAAGAATCCCTCGGTGAGATTACTAAGTTTAAACCAGATGTGATTATAGATGATTACATTCAATTGATTTCAGTTGGGAGTGCTTCTTTAGAACGAAGATTCCAGTTGGAAAAGATTATGAATGATTATAAATGGATTTGTAAAAAAGAAAACTGTTCTGCTATCCTAGTAAGTCAGTTAAACAGAGAGATAGAAAGAAGATTCGACCCAAAACCTAAGCTTAGTGATTTTGCTGAAAGTGGAGTTATAGAACAGTGTGCTGAATCCGCGCTGTTCGTATACTATCCCTACCAGTATGATGATGAAAAATTTAGTCCATATTCTATTAGCGTAATAGCTGCTAAATCTAGATATGGATTAACTGGAGAAAGCACTTTAGGTTTTAATGGGAATAAGTGTAGATTCTATAATACAGAATCGAAAGCTTTACTTGAATCTAAAAAGTGATAATAAGCAAACACATCAGTTGCCGAGGTTGTAGCTATCAACAGCGCGGTGACTGTTTGTGGTTTGCAAGACCCAAAAGTATACCTCATGAAGTATTCTCGAAAGGATGTAAGCATAGAGTGTCTAAAGTTGAATCAATACCTCATCACCCAGCTGTAGAAAGGATTGTAGACCTATTCCACGGCGAACTGATATAGCATACATAGGAATAGACCCTGGTTATAACGGTGGTATATCAGTTGTGTGGCCAGATAGAACTATTGATGCTTATAGATTCCCAGCTAAACTATACAAACTTCCTAAAATATTACTGTCTATTAAAAATCATTGTCATGTAGAAGGATTTAAAGAATGTTGGATGATAGAAGATGTTCATGCATTGAGAGGTTCGTCAGCTAAGGGAACTTTTACTTTTGGTAGAAATTTAGGTGTTTGGGAGGGTATCCTATCAACACTAAATATAAAGTGGATAAAGATTAGTCCTAAAGAATGGCAAAAAGAATATAAATTAACAGTTCAAGGCAAAGAAAGAAAAAACAAATTAAAAACATTCGCTCAAAGATATGTTAATAATTCTAAAAGTACGTTCAACGTTACATTTGCAACTGCAGATGCTATTTTAATTGCTAAATATTACAAAAGAAAGGGCTTTGGCTATGAAAAACTTTAAATTAGGGAATAAATACGCAGGGATTCATCTTACAAACAATATATTTTCAATAGGATTTTTCCCATTTGTATTATCATTCGCAGCTACACCTAGGTCAATAAGGATAAGTATAACATTTTTTAGTATTTGTCTTGATGTAGGAGTGTCAAAAACATTTAAATTTGAATGATTATCTCCATTCAACAACGAGGGCGATATTTTGGCTCGCGAACCTTAACCGATAAAGGTAAATCGGGGTATTGCCCTTAATATTCTATTAAATTTTCATAGTCAGTTCGAGACTTCTGCTTTTGTATAATATTAGATAGATTCTTCATCTTAGTCTTATTATCAGCTCTTGGGTCGTACATTTTATTTCCTTTAGTTGGAACACCAATCATCGACCTTAATCCCTTATTGACTTCTTTAGTAGTTTCAGAAGGATATGCTTTAAATAGATGTCTTATCATATCATATCCTCTTCCCTCTACTATAGATGGTATTATCTTAGACTGTAATTGACCTGCCATTGTATTAATCTTATACCACCTAGATTCTGCTTCCTTGTCTTTAGTCATTCTAGAATAATCAAGGTTACCAAAGCTTATTTTATATAAGTCTGATTTTGTTCCATTTAATAATCCTGAAGCTTCAAAAGCATATCTAATATCATCAGGTAATGGCCCGAGGAACTCACCTACAATTCCTCTTGTTATTTTATCAGTGTCATCTCTATCAACTATAGTTTCATGCAACCCTTTTATTTTTTCAATGGTATCATTTTCATAAATATTATATGCATTAACATTAAATATTCCACTTAACAATCCAACCATAGCATATATAGCACCATATCTATAGTGATACATCATCTCAGGAGATGTCCAATCCCCAACCATAACAGATTCTTTCGCACCCCTTATCATTTTAGCTTGTGTAGATATTAATGAATGAGGGTAATGCATTAACATATTAAACCAAGAAGATACAGCACCAGCTGCAACTTTTCCAGAATATATTGGATTACCAGCTGAATCTAATTCTCCAGGGACTCCTCTAATAAATTTTGATTTAGCATGTGGAGCATATTCATAAGCCCAACTATTAACTGCTTTAAGAGCAAAATTCTTAGCGTCTTGTTCAATTATCTTAGGTGCTCTATTAGAACCAAATTGTCTTTCAAGACCCTTCATATAGTTACCATTATTAATCATAGTATCGTAATAGAGAGCCATAGACCTTCTGAACATATATCTTCTTTGCATATTTTCAGTAATTCTATGAAATACTAGAGACTTGTCAACAGTCCAATTCATTCCCTGCTTTAAAACCTTGCCAATCCCAGACCCATCTTTATATTCAAAAGAGCCAGTAGCTTCATTAAATTTAATATCTTGAACCTTTATACCCTCTGATGGCAATAAACCTTGAGTGATTAATTCCCTAGCTCCCTCAGCCTCGTTAAAGGCGAAACCAGTTTCCTTTTCAGCGCTATCTACCATATCTGATAGTTCTTTGCTTTGCAGTGATTCCTTCGCACTTTTCATTGCCTTATGCCCATAATAAGAATAATAGAACCCAGCAGATGCCAAGTTTCTAACAGAACCAGTAAACCCTAAACCCATAGTCCTAATAGCTGTTGTCGCCCCTATAGTATATGTTAAATCGTTTATCCATTTAGGTCTATCTGCATATCCTCTTGTAGACACAGTGTAAATATCTTCTAAATAATCAGACATACTCTGAGTATAATCACCAGTTATTTTTTTATTTTTTGGAAGTTTTCTTAAAAATTTTGTATAACTTGATTTAAGTCTTTGTTGTTTATTAAATGTAATAACATCAAATCCATAAGTTCTCATCACTGCCAAAGGGTCTTGCTGATAATATAAATCTATATTTTCTAATCTTTTTTTAGAATGCTTATGTTGACCAAAGTCTTCAATGAGCGGCAATAAATCATTTATTTCCTTTTCACCAATTCTAGATTTCTTCGCATCATACTCAGTTATATTTCTTGCATATATAGAATCAACCTTTTTTCTTAGTGAGGCTAAATCTTCTATTATATATTGTGGGTAATATGCATCATTATCTCGTATTGCCTTCTGAGCGTACTGTATTTTCTCAACCTGATTCTTCAGTCTCTTATTTACCGTATAAGATACATCCTTTCTACTGGAAACTCCATTTGAAAGTAAGATATTATCTATCAATGTATCTAAACTGTTATCAAGAACTTGTCCCATCTCTTTAAAATATTCTTTAGCAACTTTAGCGGCTTTTACAACTCCATTATGATAATTAGCAGCTTTCTTTGTAAACGAACCATCAGAGCTAGAGGTTTGTATTAAATCTCTAAATTGACTAATAATAAGACCGTCATCTGATTCCATTAATTGCTTCATCTTAGCCTCCAAAGAAGCTCTTTTGCCCTCCGTGGGAGCTGTAGCCATATCTTGTTCTAGCCTTGCTATATCACTGGAAACCTTTATCATGTTACTGCCAAATATACCAGCCTTAGCTATGTCCTTATAAGCACCCATTAAAGCAGAAGCAACAACCCTACCCCTATTTTTAACTTTTGCTATTTGATTTCTCTCATACGCAACAGCTCTATCTATATTTTCATAGAACTCAAGAGCTAGTGGGTCTCTTGAAACTATATCTTGAGGTACTCCAATAATATTTTCAAATGGATTAACAAATCCTTTCTTTCTTAACCTTGCTTCATATTGGTCAATTTCTCTCGCCAGCCTAGCAACTTCATGTTCTGATAATATAAAATCTGGATGAAATCTCTTCATTGGATTAATTCTTGCTCTTAATATTTTATCTATCATCCTATAAGAGCCTGCGAAATCACCATTAGAAGATGACTCCATTGGCCCGTGAAACTCCTGTATAGCTTTGCTACTATTCCACTTATTTTGAATTTTAGTTATATTATCATGATGCTTTTCGTGATTCTTTTCCCCAAAGCTTTTCTCTCCAGGTGTCCCAATATAATTACATCCATTAATTAATGCCATAATATCTCCTTAACCCCCCTTACACCAGGGTTTCTCAATAGTCCCTCTTTTCAAAAATCTTATAAAACCTCTTGCTCCCTCTGCATTTTGGTACTCAACCCTACTAGTTGGTACTATCATACCTTGATTATCAAAGAATTTTCTAATCATTGGGTCAGTATAACCGACTAATGTTCCAGCCATATTAGCATCTTCAGTACTTAAGGCATTATAATCTGTGCTAAATCCCTTGTTATACATCTTTCTATCCATTTCAAACTCAGCGCCTTCACCTCTACTAGAAGCATTCCACTCTTCAACTATTCTACCAGTTAATCCTTTATCTCCTTCACTAACATATCCCATTCCATTGTTATCCATCCACTCAAATAGTTCTGTGAATAACCTTCTATTTATTTTAAAGGTAGGAAAATCAATTCGTTTGCCACCTTCTACATTCACAGTGGTAAATCCCTCAACGCTTCTTGGTGTTATTAAATATTTTACAACTTGCTCTACCATATCCTGGTCAAAGGCCTTGCCGTCAAAAGCCCACTCTCTCATATGAGCATCTATAAGTCTCTGAGATTTTGTTTTAGCTCTTGTATAAATTTCCTTTCTTCTAGCCCTATTCTGGTTTACCAACTGATTGGCTTGAAAACCTTCTGCATTTAATCCACTTATCAACATTTCAGATTTATCTACAAAGTCTAGCTCTGAGAAAGCCTGGTTATCCTTACCCCTTACAATATCTTTAGCAGTCACATGGGCAGTAATTGCCATAAGTCCAAAGCTATGTCTTAAATCAGAATGTGTCATATC